TGTTGTACCTGTTGCATGAATATTTCCAACAACATAGTTGTCAACATATGTTCCTATCATCTCATCTCTGGTTGCGATATCATACTGATCAACAACAGGCTCACCTAGTATTGCCTCATGTATTGCATTAGATGTAAGATTCTGGTTTAGCGTCTCATGATACTCCTTGCCTTCCCTGACAAGGGAACCAAACATCGTTATACTTGCACGGCCTCCGTTTACCTCTCGAATGTTGCTGTGTAGCTGGGGTGTGCATATGTTCATCCTGCTACCTGTAACAGTATAGAAGTCTTGAAAGTATGTCATTCCTATACATGCTTCAAGACCGAACACTAGCTCATCCTCTGGAAATAAAAGATATGGACCCTTTTCTTGCAGCGAGCCTGTTGACATAGAATCAAATCCAATTTTATCAAATGTTGAATAAATATCTGGATGCTGTTCAAGCCTGTGGCTGCCTCCAAAGGGCCTATTAACCCTTGGGTCGATTTTAAGAAGACCCATGCTTCCTGATATTTTTTGTATTGGAAGCTGTGGATCATTGTGCTCATTTACACCTCTTATATCTTTGCCTGGATAAAAATCGTATGTATGCTGTCCAAATACTGTAAATGCATCGGTATCTTTACCTCCGACGGGCTCACGACTATACGATGGATTGTCAATTCCTACCCTAAATGCATCACAAGATGTTCCTCCGGGCCAATAATTAAATAAATGTGCATTTCCATTAACAAGCTTATTGTCTCCGCTCCCACCGGCCATAGTATACCCTGCACTAGAGTCTGGAACATAATGATGGCCGTGGAAGCTTGGTGCAACAACAGCGGGCTGTATTTCCATTCTAACAGATCCAGTAAACGTTCCGCTTACCAAAAAATGAGAATGCTGATTATTTATTGAGTCGACACCGACAAGAGGATCAACTGTAAATTTATGACTAAATGCAGAGCCGTTAAATGGTAAAAAGTTATAAGAAAGAACTCCAGGTGGGGAGAAACTATCGGGATCCATGCTTAAGGGCCTTACATTTAAAACGCCAGTATTGTAAAACGTCATAACACCGCTGCATATTAAAAATCTATGGCTTCCTGACACTCCGTAGTGCGAGTCTCTTCCACCTAAGCTTGCTGTAACAGCAGTACCAGATGAGTGCGTTTTTGGTGCGTGGTCATTATTTCCACTATACTTCCCTCTTGCAAATGGCTTTCTCTGTTGCCTGTATACAAAAAATACATAATCTTGTTGTGGAACTTGATTGGCTCCATCAAGACCTTTTTCATGAACTGGCACTACACCAGATGTATTACTTCCTGTTCCATGAACCTGTCTTTGTGCCATGACAGGCAATTCAATAACAAGCTTCTCAAGCATAAATGGTGATGATATATAATCTGACATTTTGAGACACTGACTAGACGTTGCATGATATCTTGTGTCAAATGGTGCCATTCCTGTTATAGTTGGATACCCTGCCCTTCGATAGTTCTGTGCAGGTAAGACAATATTAAGAGGATCCAGGGATGTATTTGCTTGCGAAGCCTGGTTTGGCGTAAATTGAAACGGGAAGCTAGTCGAACCAGATATCATATCATTATTGTTGGTTGCAAACTGACCTTCCGCATGCCAGGCCCAGTCATACTGTAAAGGTGTCTGTGATGCAGGATCAATATTGCCTGTATCTTCCCATCTTTTTAGATCCCAATTATAGTATGAAAACCCAGTTATGTCACGATCTGCAAATTCACTGCTGGCAGTAACAAATTTATCTCCTCCTGCACCGTCTGAGTGTCTTGAAAATCTTGTGCTATAGTGCGCTGTGGGTGCGTTGTGTGTGATATCAATTCTTATCTGTGTCTTATCCTTGAGCGGGCTTGAAAATCCAAGAACTTGCTCGGGTGATGTTCCTGTTAGGTAAAATGCACTTTCCGATAAATAAATTCTGCTATCAACAAACGGTGTAATTGTTTCAGGTGCGGCACTGCCAGGAATAATACTTTGAGATATCAAGCTTGATACAAACGATGTTCCGGCAGACATCGATGAAAATGTTTCAATTGTTCCGGTCAGGCCTTGTATCATTTGACTGTTTCTTGGAAGAAGCTGCGGATATAATACATTACTGCTTCCTGTAAACACTATTGTATTTGCATCATTAAATGTTGATGACATGAATCCCATTCTATCGTGATCGCCAGTTCTTCGAATGACAGGATATGACCCTGTTCTATTATCCTCTATCCTTATTTGTAACCTGGGAGGTATTCCAAGAAATCTTGTCTGTGTTCCGCTAATTATGTCAATACTGCTCATCTCTTCAATCCTGCAAATGCAATTGAATCAGTTCCAAGAACTGTGCTGCATCCTGTATCGCTTCCGGTTACAGATATCTCTCTAAAGATAAACCCTGCTGTTGCAGACTTAAAACGTGTTCCATACGGACCTCGATCTCTAAAGCTACCTGATATGCTCTCTATCATTAGAGAACCGCTTGCGCCTGTTGAGTGATCATCTCCTATTGCTAGCTTTGGAAATAACCCTTGTGAATCATCAAATGGAATGACATTTGACCTAAATGATGACACAATTCCAGGCTGAAATAGATACGCAAAGCTTCCAGATATCTGCTCATTGGAGCTGCTGGCAGGTATTGCAATAGAACCCGTCTGTATTCCTGGCAGCCTTGGACCGGATAACCCCTCAGATGACTCAAAATATGCAGACTTAGTAACTGGGCTGAATTCGATCCTTTGTGAGATCATGACACAGTCTCTATTGGCATCCTGTGTTGCGTCTGACTGTAAGGAGGCACGTATTTTATGAGACACAAACGGAGATTCTATTGACGCACCGACAAGACCTGCACGTATTGCGAGAGGCTCAATAACACCGTCCATCTGACCTGGGTCGAGAAAAAACGGTGTTGACAGCACAACTGGATATTGCTCACCGCCTGCATCGTTAATATAATCTTCTGGATTAACCTTTCCAATTATGTCAATAAATGGAGACGGAACTCCGTCTGGCCCTGGATCCTCATGAAGCTTTGGTTGGCCATATAGAATGGTCTTCATCTCATGACTAAATCTATCACCAGTCCCGTCAGGAAACTCTCCACCCATGATTATGGGGCTTAGGCTCTGTCTATAGTCACTAAAGTCTCTAACACTGACACCCTGCCTAAATTGATCAACAGAGTTTCCAAGAGAGCTAGAGACAGCTGTTGCACGAGATATGATCCTGTTTACATCACGTATTCCTCGATCTCTAAACGGTACAATTGCCATCTAACACAACTCCATCACTCAGCATTTAAAAGTGCCTCGAGGACATCATCCTCAACACGCACACCTCTCGCATCAACATCTCTCTCAAATCCTTGCAGATATATCTCATCAAATAAGTATCTAAACCTGTGTCTTTCAAGAACGTGTGACTCGATAACAAAATTAATTCCCATAAACTTTGTCTTTCTTGGAATCACCTGCTCAATTAAAGATCCAAGCGCTGTATCAAACCACTTGAAGAAGTCAAAAAACGCCTGAACGTTTAGCTTCTTTTCAAGCCTGTTAAAGTAAACCTCTCTCATATAATCTAAATCAGGATATGTCTCGTCAAATAGAAGATTTGGCTTTCCTAAGGCATTATCAAAAAACTCTAAAGATGAGAAAAGGCTCATGATGTCCTCATTTAATGCCTTCATTGCAGAATAGTCTATTGTAAACCTCGTATCATCATCTGGAATTTCACTTGGTGTAACATCGAATACAGGTGACGTTGTAGCATATGAGTTATCATCTAGATACGATACATCGCTATATCCTCTTACTCGCACCTTTTCATCTGACTGACCTACATCAAAGCTAGGAGATAGCATGCTATAGTAAAACGTCTCAGGTCTTATGACTGACTTATTTGTCTCAAATCCAGATGCAGAAAAGTTAATTGAATTTTGAGAAAAATCAACAAGTGCTATATCTCCAGAACCATTTGAATTTGTAACAGCCTGGTCGGTTGAACAGTCAAGTCTCAGCCTGCCAAAAGCTCCCGTCGGCTCTGTCATAAAGTTAAAGTTTGACATAGGATCACTAACGCCGAGAGACTTAAAGTTCCTTACGTGTTCGCGCCAGTCAGCATCTGACAGCCCCTTGGACCAAAATCTGATGTGACCTACCTTTCCAGCAAACTCTGTATTTAGATTTTCAATTCCAGAGTTGACACCAACATTCAGACAGTAGTTATTTGTCGTATCTTGTGATATTGACTGTGATCCGACAACAAGAAACGGCCCTGAGCTATTGTAGCTAGACCCGTGCGCCTGAAAGAGATTTGAAGCAGGCGTGCCTACAGATGTTTCCTGGAAGAATGATGACGTGCTAAAGTATTCCTTTGCCTTTCCGAACGACTGTCTTCCACACCTAAGAAAATATGATGAGGATGACGCAGCACCTATCTCATCGCACCTATTTCTTCCAAATGACACGCTCCACTGATTTCCGTCAAATATATTCACACCTGTTAATGATAATGTGAATACTGGTTCATTAGTTGAGCCTATAGACGGTCTTACAAATAATTTTAGCCCTGATCCGCTTGATGTGACATTGTTCTGTGCACCTGAGAGAACAATCAGGTTTGATAGAACCAATCCTGATCCTGACGCTGGTGAGGTTGAACCTGTCGTGTGAATTCTAATAAGGCTCTGTGTAACAGGATACTCATTCTTTATAGGGAACTTATATATTGCCTCATATGTGAACGATCCCGACGTGAAAAAACCGTCACCTGGTTCATTTGAGATGCCATGGAGAAACTTTCCGGCATCATCATTTATATCAAGCATTGTGCCCTTTGGCTCAGGAAATCCTGCCTCTATTCTTGAACTAGATAAGAATCCAGATACTAAATGTGGTGTTATAAACGAGCCTGTTGAAGAACCGAATCCTTGTTGGCTTAGATCAAGAATCTCATGCTTAGGGGACCATGAAAAGCTTCCAGAAAAGTCTATCATAGAGGAAACATCGGACGTTTTCTGACGTCTGTTCTTTAAAGAGAATCGTTTTGGTCCTCCATACTCTCTTATTGAAAAAACCTTGTCAGGATTTATTCCTGCTGCTCTCATTATTGACTTAACACTATGAATTGTCCCCTTTGACTGCGCTATATCCTTTATGTTAATTAAGATTCTCTTCCATATCTGATTTTGGATATATGAAAGAGACTCGCTAGAGAGGCTTTGATTAGTTTTAATGTTTTCTCCTCTAGAAAATTGCTCAAGAGGAGTGTTTGAATATATTGACGGTAGATGAAATCCATAGTATTTTGCAACAAATGGCAAAAATTTATCTGTAACAGAGTCAGCACTATCATAATCAGTATGGATAACTGAAGAAAAGTGATCAATAAACACCTTTAGTTCATCAAAAAACTTAGCCCAAATTAAAAGAAATGATGTTAATAACTGAGCTGATCCTATCTGCCCTGATCCCGGTATTGACTTTCCTAGATATGGTTCTCCTATCTGTCCATCCTCATTGTCCATTCCTTCATCTACCTGACCCTCTAAAAGATGATGTTTGGGAATAAGTCGAGTAATAAGATTTGGATTTTCAGAATCATAGTTGCTAGCTGATGACAATAATGTTGAATTTAAATTTGCAACTTTTGAATATTCAGGAAAGAGGATTGGTGATATATTTTTATCCTCTGCTGTCATTGGATTTGTCAATGAACCTGTAAGTCTTAGACTTGCAGTGAAGTTTGTTATTGAACTATGAAGAGAGTTTCCAGAGCTATCAATACAAACATTATTTATTCCGTATGTTCCTGTGTAATAAGGTTCATTAAGTTTAAAATATAGCTTAAGATCATTATCAGAAAAGATATTTCTAGTTCCATACAAGCCTTGACTTTCTGGTGTTCTAACATTGTGAAAAAATCTAAATTCATCAATTGCACCAGAAAATGTTTGCTGCGGTGTGAATATCGTCTTTTCTTCTCCAGGTAGATATCCTGTCTGGATGTTTTGAGCAGATCCAGATCCAATAGTTAAACTGCTTTGGTTTGTAAGAAGCCTTCCTGGTAGGGCAACATTAGATGAGCTAGCCACAAGAGACTGACTAACATAGATCATCAGCCTTCCCCTGTTGACTGATCTATCAAATACAGCACATATGTGATTCCACTTTCCCTTGTCTATAGATGCACTAGTTGCCAACCTAAGAGATCCTGAGCTTACTGCGAAAATCAAATCTGACGATGCCGATCCACCTGCAGACGTTCCGTCATTTCCTGCTCTATCTAGATTAGATGCGCTTAGAGCTAAAAGAAATCCAAAACTGCCGTCGCCGCCTGTTGATCCTGATAGTTTTTGACATATGACCTGATTATCGCTTCCAGTTCTTGCAGGATATACATGTGCCTCTATTGAGAATGATGACATATCTACATCTAAAACTGCATCGCCTGTATTTATCTTAGAAAAGTTAGGAAACTGACTGCCTGCAGAGTCTACAACCTCTACGTGTGAGGCGCTGAACATTAGAAATCCAACATTCTTTGGGAATCTTTTTAAGACATCTTTTTCAAAACCAGTTAAAGAGTCTTCAAACTTTTCTAGCTCGTCACGGGTTCCATCAAACGGAAACTCATTTATAATTCGATCAAATGCAATATTAACTTTAGACTCTGCTGAATTGAAAAACGTGTGATTTTCAAACTTTGAATAGTCAATATCAATTTCCTGTGTCGATCTTAAGCCTGTTCCAGGAGCATCATATCTAAAAGATGACGTATTTTCAATATTGGAATCAACCATCTTTTTTAGAGATAGATCACTTACAAATCCATGACTATCAACCTCATTTCTTGTCACTGATGGTGAAAATATCTTTGGCCTCTTTGATATTCGTGACTTACTGTTAGGCATTGACTATTATCACCTACTCAACTTTAAACTTTGTTGCCACGTTTGAAAATACCTGCTCAATTCCGTTATCATTAATAAGAAAATCAAATCCGTATGTTCTTCCTGGTGATAAGCTGTCCATATAAAATTCAAAATACATTCCCTCTGAGTCTGTCGATAGTAGTGTGCCATCTTTCTCTGTATCAAATGGAATTATTATGTCGTTAGAGTCAAAGTCTTTCACCCTGTAATACATCTCTGTAAAAATTTTACTCTTAGATATTATTGGTTTCTTTACAAGAACTATGTCATCCTCTATATCCTCTGCAAACACTCTAAGCTTTACCCTTTGAGACTTCTTATATGAGGATTTAAGATTGATTATGTTAATAAACGGGTTGCATGTCTTATCAACAAATGCAGACCTATTAACTGTGTTTATCACAAGAGATCCTGTAAAGTATCCAACAGTCTTGTCAAGAGAACTCCACGTCTCTGTAAACGTTGCAGATCCTGCATTTATTATCTCATTTCTCAGTGTTCCAGATTCAAATTCAGATATTGAAAATGTTGATGAGTACACACCGCTCATAAAGTTATTTCCAATCTTATGCTGTGATCCTGAAAATGTTCTCGAAAAGAATGTAGAGCTTCCGGTGCTTCCTGATGCTATTGTTACAAGTAGACAATTTGTTCCCGTTACCTTTGTTGCTGATACACCTGACAAGATGTCGAATCTTGACCCACGATGGAAGTTATTTAAAAATAGAGATCCAGTTACATCAAAGAAAAAAGATCTATGATGATCATGAATAGAGTCATTAAATCTTACGACTAACTTTGGTCTCTTTCTTGTATTGGTTGAGTGTCTTGATGCAAACCTCTTGACAAATCTCGTAAAGTGATCAGTCTCCTCACTTCCTGAAAATGATAATCTGAAACCGTGATCAGGTATTTGTCCGGCTAGAGTTGCAGATACAACAGTTGTTATATCAATAGACAGATCCTCCTCACCCACGTTGAACTCTTGACTCTTCCAAAGGTTCACAACTCCGTTTCCATCATGAAGATTGCCACTTGAGATGATGTCAATATCATCTGATCCTAAGAGTCCATCCTTATTAGCTCCTGACATATACCACTGGACGGCCTTGCCACCTGATATTGACGACGTGTGAAAATTACATGCATCGATATCCTCAAATGTCACAACGTCTCTTCCAATGCCTTCATCAAATGACCTAGAAAGAGGAAACATTATTACATTAAAGTTAGAAGGCGTTGTCTGGCCTCCATATACATCATGCATCTTTAATGTGCAATTAAACGACGGATGTGTGATATCTAGTGTTGTTCCTGTAATAGCCTTAAGATGGCTTAGATCAAACTTAATAAGAATTCTAGATATTTCAGTAGGAGCATCAGTTCCGGAAATTAAAGATTCATCATACAATTTAAATAAGTCTAACGTTCCTGCTGCGCCGACATTGGCATCAGTCGCTCTAAACGAGCTATTAATAATTTTATTTGTGATGTATGTGTCACTGCTTGCAGAAAGAATTCTATACATTTTATCTACTCCGCGCTACCAACAATGTCATCATCTGGATACTTAATCTCAAGAATTGATCCTGGCGGAACCATCAGCACACCTTTTTTTAAATTTGATGTGATGTTAAATGTCTCGCCACTGTACTCTCTTCCATCAAGATTTCCTGATTTTGAAAGAACATCAAGCGAAACATGAGACATGACACCCTCAGTGTTGAGGATAATATTTATTAGATCTGACATTATCAGAGGTTGATCAATTTGAAAGTTTTCAATTTTTAGATATTTTTTAAGCTCAGAGTTAACCTTTTGTATAGTTAATTCCTTGTTTGCTGTAGAGTCAACAATAATTGAATACTTTATTGCGACATTTAGAATTCTTGCATCAACAATATCAATCGCATCAGATATCAACCTAAATTCATTTAAATATTCGCTTATATTTTCCTTAAGTGTGTCTGGAGAAACTATTAAATTATTATTTGAGTCTCTGCTTATAATAGACACAATAGATGAAAGAGGATTATTTGGATTTGATCTTATTCCAACCCTAAAGACTCTTCCAAAATTAGTAGGCATGGTATAGATTCTAGACATTAGATCTTGCTTTGTGACAATTCTAGACTGTGAGTTTCTATGAGCTAATGCGACAGCCTTGAGCTCATTAAGTGTTAGTTCAGATTCTCCACCTGATGCTTCGACAGGATTTGTTGTATATACTGTTGATCTAATTGATGAAACTGTTGATGACGGTACACCAGACGAAAACTTTGTAATTAGATTTTTAATAGACCTTAGAGATTCTGATCCTACATTATGAGATAGTCCGCCTCCTGCCCTGTATCTAACTGTCACCTTGGTTCCCCTTGGTGACACACCCAGGGTTCTTGTCTTTAAAAGAGAGTTTGGATCAATAGAGAATCTTTTCATTGTGTTTTTAGACCCAAATAGTGGGAGAGACACCTCGCTAGGATCTGGAATGATATCATCATCAAGAGTCGACGCATCACCTGATCCAAATCTAATTGTCGTCATTCCTGTATTTCTACTTGTTGTAGATATAAATCTAAACGGTGCAGGTAAAAGCTCTAAATTATCAGATACGAGATCACTATCATTGCTCGTATTTATCACACTTTTAAATACTGTGTCCTGCGTAAGTGAATCGACCTCATAGTATTCATTTCTCTCAGTGTCTGTAACAGAGATAATTTCAGTGACATTTTCAGACCCAAGAACAATTGTTCTAAACGGCTTGTAGTCATCTCCTATTGTAAACGTTTCCTCAACGGTCTTACCTGACTTGCACAACCCTGTCAACTTAACTAGATAGCTTGTAGGTAATCCAGAAGAGTCAGCCTTATCAACAACATAAGATGCAATTAAATTTCCTGACGATGTTTTTTTTGAAAAATCTAGATCCTCACCTAACTCAAATACAATTCCAGTGTTTGATGACACTGTCGTTCCTGTTTTGATGATGGGAAGATCTGTCGATCTTGGCCTTCGACCCTGCGCTGTTGTCTCATATCCCACCTTTAGAAAAAAATCAACATACACAGAAGCCGGTGCCGCACCTGATATCTTGACGCCTGCAGCCCTCACTAATCTTTCAACATTTTTATCTTCAACAGCTGTTTCAAGATCTAGCTCATTAAACTGGTGATCTAGATAAAATGACATGACATCACCAACATACGCAGCCATATCTAAAAACAGACCTCCCATGCTAGCTTCAGAAAAATCCTGTATTCTATCAGAGTAGTATGTTCTTGCATAGTCTAATAGCTCAGACCTAAATGAATTAAAGTCCCGATTTAGATATGATCGCGGTTTTTTCTGTATTAGCTTGTTTTTTATATTTTTAGAACTTTTAGACATCTTATATCACTATATCGCATATAGAATTGCGCTTATCTGCTTTTTTACTATTCTCAGCTTAGGAATGTTATACGTTATGTTTATGACTATCTTACTTAATCCTGGATCTATTCCGAATTTTTTCACACCTGTCATTCCAAAATTTGACTCATATGTTTCTAGCTCAACAAATGGAAGAAATTTATTGACTGCGCTATTTATTCGCAACATTGCCTCTGCATCGAAGTCTATTTGAGATGACAACTCAGTGGTTAACTCTCTTAAATTTGCACCAAAGTCATATGCGCCTAACCTCTCACCGTAATTTGTAAGAATAAGGCTCTTTAGATTATCATGTATCTGACTCTCTAGATTGAAATGCATCTCAAACAATCCAGATCGACCCTCTCCTAGCCTAATGGGAGTCTTTAAACCTATGGGCTTTGAATCAGGAACATTATGAAACTTTCGTAATGTTGACTTATCACCTACACTTTTAAAGCTAATGGCCATTTAAAATCACTCTCACTATTAAGTATACAAAAAGAGAAATGTCATCAATCATTTATGATAGATAATTAATCAGCATCGTGATCAACTATAGGATAGATATAAATCTACCACGTAGACAATGACGCTCTCTTCCATATTGCTTCACCTGATGCAGCATCATCAAAATCCTTAATACAGACATATACATATGATGTTGATATTGTGATCATTCCTTTCTCATCACCCTCGCCGCCTTGGGGTGTGCTGGGATTCCATTTTCTATTTGATGACCCAGGCTGGTCATAAGGCCTGACCTGTAATCTATTTGTTCCATTGGGCCAGACACCTGACTCCTTAATATAGTCACTAATTCCATCTGCTATGCTTTGTGATAGCGCGTCAAGTATGTCATCTTGTGTAGGTGAGTTGGTTAGAGTACCATCCTCACTTGCAGAGATAGTGCTCGCTAGATCACTAGCATCTTTAAATGCTACCTTTATCGACTCTTTAATCGCATCTAATGATGTTGTCGTATTTCCAATTGACACAGTTATTATTCTCCCTTGATTATGCCTGAGAGAGAGCTACCCATATCAAGACTATTGAGCTGTTCTTGCAAGGTTGTCATTGCTATAGCTAGAATGGGATTTGGTCCGCCAAAACCCGGAGTAGTTCCTCCCGATGAAAGCATTGATGCCATTGTTGATATCATTGTGACCAGGCTATTAAATATAGATACCATGTCATTACCCTTTACGAATGGTTGCAACCCTGATGATCCGTCTTTTCCAATTGCTATCTCGTTTCCACACTGTATTTGAACATTACCGCTGGCATCCATAACAATGCTAGATCCAGCCTTGTGGATTATTCGTATATTTCCACTGCTGTCAGAGATAATTCTAGGATTTTCTGACTTTATAATAATATACGGACTGTCATCTACGCTGTCTACATTGGCACCTATTCCTGTAGGAGATGTTTCAAAATTTTCATCTCCGCTAGTTTTCATTGACACATAAATTCTGGAAAGATCATTGACAAAATCTGGATCACCTTCAAATATGCTATCATCTGTGGCATTTCCAGTTAGGGTGGGTGCCTTGTCAACCTCATCATATCCTCTTGTGTTGCTTACAGCGGCTGCCGGTGCTGTCGATGTCGTTGCACCTCTACCTGCAACAATATCAATCGACCCTCTTTGTAAGTCACTGCTGGTATTAAAAGATCCTGCATTCCTATCTTCACCCAGAGATATCAATGTGTTATTTGAGCCTTGAACAGTTAGATCACCACATCTCTTGCTAAATCTTGGGACAGACTCACCAGAAAATTGAGAATTATATGATAATGACTTGCTAACAATGCTCTCATATGGATCAGATCCTGGGAGCGTGTTATGCTCCGGGTTATCGTCTTGACCTTTGGGAAAATTAGCAGGATTAAATACCTGCCCACTTTCAGGTGACTCTGCACCGTATTTTGACACTCTATCAAGATGTGTATAGTTTAAATCATCAACAGCAATGTCAGTGGCCTTTCTTGTCATCCAATATCCAAGTGATGACTCTCTTCCGTCAGGAAATAGAACCCACACCTGCTCTCCTGGTTTTACAGGTAAGCAAAAATGAGGTGAGAAAAAAGGATAGCAAATCATTGGTTGTGCATCATTTCCAATAATTCTAGCAACTATGCTATTTCTAGGCATCCTATTAATATAGTGCTTATTAGTTATCACCCCTGCGACGTCAACAATAGAATCTCTTTGCTCAACAGGGTTTGATATAAATTCAACAACTACACCTGTCATTAAAAACTGTCTGTCACCTTCTTGAGACCTAGATCTTTCACTTATTCCGCCGCTGACACTTAGTTGGTCAAGTAATCCCACTGTAGTTATCCATTTATCTTGTCAAAAATTGAATTTACATCAACAGCTTTATCATCTTCCTTTCCAATCATCTCAGCAAGCTTTAGTATTTGATCATTGCTCTTACACATTCTCTCAAGATACTTTGATAAAATAGGGCCAAAGACAGCATGTTGTGCAGCGTTTCCCTTTGCCTCTATTAAGAGATCTGTAAATAAGATTCTTGCATTTTCTCTATCGCTAAGAGCGTTTTCATATATCTCTTTCCATAGATATTTTTTCTTATCTTCTGTCGTCTCAAGAGAGTCAAGTAGATCACAAAATCTACTTATCTTAGCCTCTTTTTCATTAGCCTTTTCAAGCATTTCATCTATTGATTTTGTCATATCTATCTCCTAAAAAATATCATAATCTCCTGATTTAACTAGGCTCTTATAGTGCTTTCTGATGACTGACATTGCAACAGATAATTGTTTTGGATTCAGGCTGGACAAATCTCTCATATAGACAAATACTGCCCTTTTGTTTAAGAAATCTAGATCTTCTATCTTTCTAAAAAGAGTTATTATTGCATCCATACACGCTATCTCATTTTCACCCGTTATTGTCTCTCTTATCTCAGACATTAGGTCAAATAAATTATCCATTGACTCTTTCTTAAAGATCTCTTCATCTTGAGACGGAGCTGTCTGATGGAGCTCAATCGCGCTTAAGTCTGAACTTGATAGTGATGTTGAGTCATCTATACTAACATGTCTTCTATTTTGTTTTGTCTTCTTTTTGCTTTGAATGATTAGCCAGTTTTTTGCAACAACATTAAAATATGAGAATGCCTTTGTCCCTCTTGTGTGATCAAACTTCTCTAGAGTTTCATATAAAAATGTAACACAGTCACTCTTTAGATCTTCAAACGATCCGTGAGGTTTTGCAAATCCGTGTATGAATATTAAATTTTCAGCAAGCTTGTCAAACGCAGGAAGAATTTCATCGATATAGATCTGAGCCTTTTCACTTTGATCATTTGAGTTCTGAAAGTTTATTATTGCATTATGTGTTCCGGAATGGAAGTACAGCTTAACTGACGGTCTTTTTGAACCCTTTCCTCTCTTTCTTCTTTTTGCCCCCTTTTTCTGACTCATTCTACTTCTCTACTGACCGATCTATAACTGTCATGTTTCTTGCAACGTTTAAAATAGAGTCTCTGCATAAATCAATATCCGTAATTACCTGTCTTATCTCAACAGAATCAAAAAAAATCGGCTTCTCTGCCACTTTACTCATAGTCTTATATCTTTCATCAAGCTCATCAAGAGAAGATTCAATTGCATCTTGTAATTCTAAAAGAATCATTCCATGCTTATAGTTGTAGCCAATAGAGATGACTAATAAAAATAGAAGACATACATTAGTAACTATTAAATAGATCACACAGTCTCCACGTGATCATGATAAAATTTATTATACTTTCCAATAACAGCCAAAAGTGAAAATTCTGATTGTATTTGTTTTGATAGGTCTATTGCCCACTGTTTTGGTAAGCTGTACTTGTCTCTTAGCTTCTTTATCTTCTTTTTGAAGTCACCTTCTGAAGGATCTGCCCACTTCATTCCAGCCATAAAGATTCTATTATCAATTCTATTTTTTGGAATTTCAATAAGATCGTATTTTATTGGAATAAACTTTCCCATACCAAGAAAGTCAAGATGTCCAGACCAGTTTGTTGCGATAACCGGTAGACCTGCTGCTGCCGCCTCTAGAAGAGGGAGGCCAAATCCCTCTCCCCTTGTCAGACTAATTAGCCCTTTTACATCTGCTCTTTTATACAGGCCGGCTATCTCGTCTGGTGATAAATTTCCGTGAATCACATGAATTCGTGGAAACCTATCTTTTCTAACCTCTGATAACAGCTTTTTAATTGTATTTTTTGTTAGCTGTCTGTCTATCGCTGTTCCTCTTCCATGATTAACTTTTATTATTAGCCCTACATCAGGATCATCTTTGAATGTCTCACAGAACCACTTGATCGTGAAGAATATATTTTTTCTATCATTCCACGGATCGTCACCAGTAAATTGACCAATTAATAAAAAATTAAAACTAGTATCAACGCTATCTAGCTTAGTTTCTTTAATGCTGTCATCATCAATTGATTCAATGTAGCTTTCAGGAATTACATGAATTGGTGTCGAAACAGATCCTGTATTTTCAATTGTCTTCTTTATGTGGCTTGTTGGAATAATTACATGATCCATTAGCTCCATTCTTTCAAGCCATGCCTTGTTACAGACATCAGTTTCAACAACTGCTGACACCCCTATGTTTATCTTGGCCTTTGAAGGATCCCACTCATCTGGTAGCTGTACTTGAACTGAGATATCATATTTTTCACCATCTACTTCGGCATTTGTCCTTTTCATTATTCTTTCTACTAGGCCGTTTTCAAAGTCTGGATTTATCATCCAGCTTGTATTTCCCCACTGAAGAACTTGAACAGTTACATCAAAGTCGTCTCTAGACTCTAGCCATTTAAATATTTGTCTTGAGTGAACGCCGTATCCGCTTATTGATAAAACAGGCGCCCGTAAAAGTACTTTCTTTTTCAACTTAAAAACCTCTAGTTAGAATGACATGCATTCCCATCTTTTATAGTTTTTCTTCCAGCTTTCACTGGTTTCAATCATTGTATCATGCCAATCATCGATTGTCTTCTGGTGATCAAACTGACTAAGTGCGTATTTTCTCACCTTGTCTTTTAGCTTGACTCTATCATCATCATCTAGCTCGTATATCTTCATTATTCCATCTGCCACAGTCTGACATGATGTATAGTCTTCAAAAATATATGGTACTTGTTGTGAACCTACAAGCGTTTGATTCTCAACATCAAGAGCAACGCCATTGTGAGATCCATCTCTATGATCTACGACCTGTCTAGTGAGACCGCCCGTCTTTACAGCAATCATCGGCGTTCCTGCTTGCATGGCTTCTAATGTTGGTAAACCGAAGCCTTCAGCGTAACTAATGTTTAGACAAAAGTCAGAAATATTATATAAAACATTCATTTTTTCAAATTCAAGCCTCTCTCGAGAGTAGAATACAGTATCTTGAATTCCTAACATCTCAGCTGTTGCAAACAGGTTTGGTCCTTCCTGATCTAGAGGTTCTGTGTGCATGATAAGGGTTGCATTCTTATGACCGTGCTTTTTCTCTAAGTCATCAAGAAAGTGCTTCCAAGACAATAATACGTCATTTGGTCTCTTTCTTTTTGCATTTCTATTTACCCAGATACCAATAAAATGATCCTTTCTTTCAGACCCTAAAATTGACCCTCTAAACTCTCTAAGTTTACCCTTATCAAGGGGATAAAACATCTCAGGCGGTACTGAATGGGGTATGAAGTTTGTCTTTTCTGGAAACCTCTCTGCAACCATCTCGTATGTCATGTGAGAGTGACAATTAATTAGATCAATCGACTTATATATCGACTCATTAAATTGTGGCCAGGGGTGATTATCCCAGACATGCCACCAGACTATGGGGCATATTTGGTGGATCTCATCTTCCATCTCAAACAACCAGATAAAAAATCTTGGATCAGTAAAGATAAAAAGAATGTCAGGTTTCTCTGTTGCAAGAGTCAATCTAATGAGTGCGGGGTCGCCGAATCCGTCAATTGGTTTTATGATAAAGTCATCATTAACAACAACGGTATTATAGTCTGTGTGTTTTAGAGCTGCACCAAACTGCCTAAATGACCACTCACCTTTCTTTATAAGCCCATTTATTAAATGTCTTGTCTGTGTTCCAACACCTGATGTTGAAAGAGCATGATCAGATAACACAAGTACTTTCTTCTTACGCGACATAACATCTCCACAGAAATATTACAATATACAATCGTTCAGTAAATCACGTGCAATATTTTGTATCTTTAAACGGACAATAATTGCATGAATTTCTATTTTTAAGAAACATGCCTCTCTTTACAGAAGAGATCATATTATTCATGATCTTGAGAGATTTTTCTAGTGCCTTAGGTCCCACAGATACTGTTACCAGCTCACAGATACGTCCTGGTTTACCCCCGCGCTTTAATAGTATAAAACCACATCTGATGTCCTTCAGTGGCACAGAATGCTTTCTAGACCAAAAGTGCTTGTATAAAATTAGCTGTGACGTCATGAGTATGTCCTGTTTCTTCTGTCGTCTCCAGCCATACGACCCTGCCGTCTTCCAGTCAAGAATCCAGTAGTTATGACCTTCACCTCTCTTCTTTGGAACCTTTAAAATAGCATCGATAAAGCCTTTAAACTTTACAGGTTTACCGTCGATATCTTCATATAGCTGTTCCTCTGCCTTTACGATCTCCCAGTCAGGAAATGTCTCATCTAAAAATGAAGGAACATCATTCCACATATTTGATGCCCACTCACACCAGGTGTCAACACCCACGTTTGAGCTCTTCTTATACCAGTCAGGCTGTCTAGCTACCCACTCAGGATCATCAAATCCATTTTTATCCCACGCTTCTCTAATTCCGCTCAAGATCTGAGACTTATCAACTGTCTTTGTCTCAAGAAGAGACTCACATCCTTCGTGAACAGCTGTTCCAAAGTCAAGAAAAGGTGAAGGTTCAAACATGTCAACCTTGTCAATCTTAGCCAGCTTATGTCTCCAGGAGCACTCTGCCCACTCTTTTATCTCTGAAAATGATATATGATTCTTACCGGTTGGAAAATTACTCATAATATCATCTTAACACATTTAATTAAGATTTATCAGAAACAGCACCGTCAATTTCAGCCCAGTCATGTACATCTCGAACCTCTAAGTTCTTTTTCCATGCTGCTTCTAGGACTGTGGGATCAACTCCCTCATCTTTCATCTTATAAATCATTGCATTGAGGTCCTTGACGAAACATTTGCCTCCCCATCCACGAAATCCATCATGTCCCGGCACATCAATATGAGAGTTACCAATCCTGCCATCAGCTATAAATCCACAAATAGCGTCATTCCAGTTTACATTAATTGTCTCAGCAAGCTGTAACATCTCATTCATGTAAGATAGCTTAACAGCAAAAAAACAATTTGCCATGTACTTTATAAACTGGGCTGTTCCTACATCTGTTTTAATAATTGGTGTATAGGGAAATCTTTCTCTAAATAAGGATTCCACGTCATTACTAATTTCCTCTTCATTTGCTCCTATGATTATCCTTGCTGTGTTGATGAAATCAAGCCTTGCTGCCCTTTCTGTTAAAAACTCCGGATTAAACGCAATTCTCATGTTTGGATATCGTGATATGTATCTCTCTGTTGTTCCTGGAGTTACAGTAGATTTTATGACAAAGGTTACATTCTCATAAGAAAAATCATCATCTTTTGGAACTGATGAAATTTCCTCAAAAACACTATCTACAATAGATAGATCAATTTTTCCACCGAGGACGTCTGTCATTGGCGTTGGAACACAGATAAAAATCACATCTGAACCGTTTACTGTATCTTTTAGTGTATGTGTAGACCTTCTGTCATCTTTGTCATATATTAAAATATCATCGACATGCAATAAAAATCCAGACACTATTGCTGATCCAACAAATCCATTTCCTATTATTCCAATAGTTGACATATCTATTTCCAGTCCTTTGTATTCATATTCTTATCATCAATAAAGAGATCATACACAGGCTTTCCAAACTTTAAATCATGATATCTTGCATTCCATCTTGAAAGCTGTAATACAGTAACATCTGTCCAGTCAATTCCAGTTCCTGATCCTCTTGCTGTCCAGTATACCACAGTATGACCATCATCAAATAACTTATTTGCCTTTTCAATGTTATCACGTATCGGCTCTGCCATTGAGTAATCTCGACTTTCAGGAGTTGTGCATATTGTTTCATCAATATCAATATAGACTATCATTTTCTTAATGTCTTCATCTTTTTTAACTCTGACTCTGACGGACATCTTGGGCCCATAGTTCCCATTGCTACTTCGATATCTCTTATTCCCTTTACTAGCTTTATCAAACCTGAGGGTTCGACAGATGAACTTTGATCTGACCCCCACATATTTCTATTTAATGTAACGTGCCTTTCGATCCACGTTGCGCCTAAGCCTATTGTTGCATGAGTTGTAACTAGACCATATTCATGACCACTATACCCAATTTCACGTCTGAGATATGTTTCTTTTAACCGCTTAATGTATAACAAGTTTAATTCTTCAACTGGGCATGGATATGTTGAATTTGTATGAAATATTAGGTTTGGATCACATGCAACAACAGCGTTTTCAATTTCTTTTTCTGTGCTCATTCCCGTAGAGATCATTAAATAGTCACAGTTATCTCTTGCATATTTGCAGAGATCTAAGTCAGTTATTAGTGCTGAGGGTATTTTCATAGTTACACCCTTTGACGTATTATACTTTTTCATAAAGTCAACTGAGTCATTATCCCACACACTTGCAAACCATTGAATCCTTTTTTGTTCACAGTATTTGTCAATCTCATCGTATTCATCTTCACTAAACTCTATCTTCCACTTATAGTCAAGATAAGTCATGTCTCCCCAAGGTGTAGATCTCATTACACCCTTTTGTTTATCTGGAACACAAACATCAGGATTTCTTTTCTGAAATTTGACAAAATCACACCCAGCAACAGATGATAAGTCTATTAGTTTTTTTGCAAGATCTATATCACCATTATGATTAATTCCTATCTCTGCAATTATGTTCACTTTATTTATCATTTCACCTACCACGCTGTCCAGCCGCCGTCTACTGGAATAACAGAACCATTGATATACTTTCCTTCCGGAGTACATAGCAATCTAACCAAGCCGCAAACATCACGTGCTGATGCCATTCTCGACATCGGTGTGTGCTCACAATATCTTTCTCTAAACTCTGGATCCATGTACTCATTGTCAACTCCTCCAGGACAAACTGCATTTGCTGTAACCCTGGGGGAGAAGTGCGTTGCGATATATCTTGTCAATCCGATAACAGCATGTTTTGATGTAACGTATCCAACATGTTTTACTGTAGCTGGATATATTGACTTTTTTGGAGACCTTATTCCGTATAGTGAGCTAAAATTAACGATGCTAATTTCACCAGAATTTTCCTTAATAAACTCCCTGCACACAGAAAACAATGATGATACATTCACGTTGTGAAATTCATCAAGGTCAGACTTTTTAATCTCTAAAAAATCAGTGACAGATTCAGAACTTTTATCCATATGGTGATTTAACCCAAAAAGATTGATTAGTGATGTAGCGTGGTTTTTTCTGAAAAAGAGTCTAACTTGATCTTCATCTGACAGGTCTACACCTGTTGATAAATCAGCTTCAATTACATTGAAATCACACTCTCTCATATAGTCACAGACAACACTTCCTATTAGTCCAGACGATCCTGTTATTATTACTGATTGCATATTTTAACGATTAGACTTGATATAAATTTTTCACTATTATTTTTTGATGTATCATTTTTCTTAATTTTATTAAAAAAATCAATTATCTCACATTTAAACGATTCATTTCTTGGTATTCTTCTTTGATTAAAATCATATGTCACTGTTTCACCATGATGATATGTTAGCTTTAAATGACACACAGACTCCTCTTTATCCATTTTGGCAAAATATGACACAGGCACACCAGAACAGTTAAGCTGTGCAAAAAATGAGCTATCTCCGGGTATATCAAGATTATACTCTTTCTCAAATGACATTAAATCAAATGAACCAAATAGCTGATATATGAGATCTAAACCATGACAAAGTGTTAGGGAAACACCGTCTATTGCTGGATATGTCTCATGATAATCTTCCCATGAATGCCAGTTCGGAAGAAAGTCTGAATGATACCATTCGATGTGAGCTACGTTAGATGTATTGATCTTCTTAAATAATTCATGAAATCTAAGATTAAAGCCTACCTGAAAAACCTTATTTGAAATATTATCTAGGGCAGCTATCTCATCCTCTCTTATAATTGCAGGTTTTTCAACAAAAATATGCTTATCTAAAAATTCTCTTATGTAGCTTTCATGAGTATTGCTTGGTGTGCAAATTATGACAACGTCTGGATTCCATGTTTTTGCCTCACTGATGTCGGAAAAGTAAGTTGCAAATTTAAAATCACTCTCTCTTTTTTGCCTTAAGAATGCTATTTTCATAGTGTGAGGAAGAGAAGTTACTATGTTCGTTGCATGCCGAATTGCTGTAGACCCGTGCCCTATTATTAATACCTTTTCTTCCACACTATTTTCTCATTTTATCAAGATATGATATTAAAGAATCTTTTTCTATTGATCCTGTCGTCTCAATCTTTGACAACTGATCAAGTGTATCTACGTCAATTGTCATAGATGTCTCAAATCCAAGCACCCTATCTCCAAACGTCTTTCCAGATGATATCGTTTTTCGTTTAACAATATCAATATATCCATTACCAATAAATGTTTTTGGAAATATCTGTCTTGGTAGATTTGTATAGTTTTTCATATTGTCAAAACTATCAAAAAACCCCCTGCAATACTTACCATCGACCCTTAAAAGCTTATATGGTGTCATTTGCACCTCAGAGATTGTTCTTAGGCCCGTTGCGTCACCTTTGTTTTTGTTGAAAAAATCAATTACATCACACATTAATTTAGGATCTCTTATGGGTGTTGTTGGTCTAATAAGTGCAATTGATTCAGAATCAACATTATCAAAAAAGTGATTTAAAAATTCAAAGTCTGTTGATGTGTCAGATGCATACTCTGCAGGTCTTTTAAATGGAATCTCTGCTCCATACATCTTTGAAATATCAATTATTTCATCATCGTCAGATGACACAATAACCTTGTCAATTTTTTCACATAGCTTACATGCAATAATTGAATATGCAATAAGAGGATGACCACATACATCTCGTATGTTCTTCCTTGGTATTCCCTTACTTCCTCCTCTTGCAGGTATGAGAGCTATCATTAAACGACTATCCTTGGTAAATCATATATGCTACTATCTGTGTTTACAAGAGCAATTTCTACATTCTTGCTAAGCTCTTTAACACGGACAGCATGAGGATAATAATCATTGATCGTCCTTCTCTTTGTTGTTACAAGCCTATCTGACTGTGGATGGAAGTATTTGTGTGTTGCACCTCCGTCAAATCCAGACAGATATATCTTAGATGCTCCAAAAAACATAGCAAGCTCAATGCACCATATTCCTGTACTGTACCACTTGCTGCCGATAATCATTTCTGCATCAAATGTTGTCTCTGGTGTTGGACTATTTGCAACATAGATCTTGTTTGGCCTGTTGAGATCATTCCATTCACAAATTAATGCATCAAGGTATTCACTAACAGGAATGTCACCCACCCAAACATCTCTGTGATGAAGCGGATTTAATGAAAACCCCCGTTCATGACATAGTCTGTCTTTATTAGAATTATGAGCACTGACCTCTGTTATCATCTGTGAAAAAATTATAGAGCTTTCTTGTAAGTTGACATTATTTTTCTTATACCACATAAGAGACAAAGGATCATGCAGCACGTGATAGTCAAATCGTGTATCGATGTTTCTATAGTTACATCCTAGAACTATCTTATCAGATATAAATGAATTTTTTAAATTTACAGATGAAGGACCTCCCCCAACTATGACTATTTGTTTGTCTAGCAGCGAACCCTCTAAGTCTCTAATGTCATTAAGCATTTTCTTCCATGTGATCTAAAATTCTCTTACTTGTATTTCCTGAATAAAGATATTTTTCTTTTGCGTTTGGCTCGTATAATTCACTTAATATCTGATAGTCGTGAGCACAGACGTTTGTCATAGGTGTATTCATCATCACTGCTTCTTTTATTGACGATGTGTTTGTTCCAATAACCTCGTCTGCAATATACATTAATTCAAGAGTCGTTGCAGGATACCACATATCATACGTATGAAGATATCTTTCTACATGATGCTTAAGAAACGGATGCTTTCCTCTAGACTTAAGAATTGGAATTCTGCCCATTGAATATATTGAATTACAAATTTTATCTATATCTATCATCCCAAGTGTTTCAGGCCTTGGATATAATATTAGCACATATCTTTGATCTTTGTCAATTCCATGCCTATTGCAAATTTTCTCTCTGTCAAAGTCAACATCATACTTTGGTGAACCCAAATATAGATTCTTGCTATTTGTCTCTATATTTGCATCTAGACATTTTTGTGCTCCTTCGTGCCAGCTCCTTTGAGGTTTGTTAAATGTGTCCTTAAGCATGTCAACAAACCACCGTGACGGAAATACAACATAATCAACATCATCAATATATCGATAATAGTGACTAATATAGTCTAGCATGACAGTAAGTGAATAGCAAGTCATTTTACTATTTCGAATTAATTCAGACCCTTCAATCACGACCTGTATGTCACCCTTTGATCCCTCCTGTATGTTATATTTGCTCATTAGATTGGTAATTTGCTTTTTATTTATTTCATGTGAAGATCCGTTATATTTCCATCCAGGCTTGACATTAAAGAGTGATTTGTGTCCTCGGCTAGAAGCCTCCTTTACAAGAGGAATAAAATATCTTAAAGCAACACAATCATGAAATGAAAATACAAGATTCACTTCGTACACACAGCAAGTATCATCTTTTCCTTTGAAAACCTTATAATCTTTCTGTCTAGTGTATTAGACATGTCAGATGTTTTCCACTTCATTGAGTCTGGAAGAAGTGCTACTATTGGCAAAAACATTTTCAAGAGAGGATATTTCCAGACAGTCGGAATCTGATAAAATAGCTCTATTCTTTCTACTTTAAATCTATGAACCTTTAAACAATTCATTATTGACTTTATCGTGAACGGTCTCACATGTGTGAAATCATCATAAAAATTCTTCATCTGGCTTATCCAGTCAGGCGTCATGCATATAAACACACCGCCTGGCTTTAAAACTCGGTAGATCTCAGAAAAGAAATTTTCTATATTGACAACGTGTTCACATACTGACTTACAAAATATCACATCAAAAAAGCTATCTGAAAACTGTAACTTCTGTGTTTCAAAATCATTTTTTTTTATTTCCATACCAGATATTTCAATAGGATCTTCATCAACTCCAAATCCGTCTGCATTTAGCTTTTTACAAAAGTACTTCAGATGCTCTCCTTTTCCACACCCTATATCAAGAACTCTATCACACTTTTTAAATGAACAAAATCTTTCAATCAAATGATCACACAGCCTTTCTGAATAGCTGTTATTTTGATCCTCTGGGTAAACTATATCTAAATAGCTCATTTTATACAACTTAATAGAACATACATTTGAGGACTATCTTCCCACAATGTAATGATATCACATGTCACTGATTTAAACAGACCAACGACATTCTCTATCTTGAGAATGCTAGGAACTTCGTCAAAAATTGCCTTCTTTACATCGTCATATCCAAATTTCTCAACCCAGTTTTCAAACTTTTTAAACTCTGTGTGCTCTTGAAAAATATCGCTCCATACCGCTGACCACAGAAGGTTATCTTCACCGTAGCAAAATTCATGCTCTCCATCTTTTACCCAGCCTATTTTAAAGTTTTCAAACCTCCAAGAATCACCTAAGCTCCAATCAACTATTAGCTTTCCACCTTTATTTAATAGTGATAAACAATTTTCTAAAAATTTATTAGGATCTTTTGCAAAGTAGGCACATCTTGTGCACACTACGACATCATATTTCTTATCGATACTCCAGACATTATCATTAATATTCCAGTTTTCAAGCTGGAGATCATAAAAGTCTCTTTCTCTGGCTGGAATTTCTCGAGTAAAATCATTCTCACCCGTAAACCCTAAGAATGCTATGCTATCTATAGGCCTTAGGTTCATATGGGTAAGATACCATCTAAAGATTATAGGATCAGACTTTCCCATACTTTGCCTCTTTTTTAGCAAGCTTAAGATCATGCTCATACATCATTTCTGCAAGATTTTTAAATGATACCTTTGGCTTCCACTTGAGATTTGATCTTGCCTTATGTGCATCACCTTCAAGATGTGGAACCTCTTGCGGTCTAAATAATCTTTTCTTTATCACAAGATGATCATCAACATCCAGACCAGCAAGGCTAAAAACTTCTTCTAAAAACTCTCTAACTGTATGTGTTTCACCAGTAGCTATCACATAATCATCTGGTTCATCTTGCTGGAGCATTAGCCACATTGCCTCAACGTAATCTCCGGCAAATCCCCAATCTCTCTTAGCGTCAAGATTTCCTAGCTCTATCTTTTGTTGCAATCCCATCTTTATTCTTGCTGCTGCAAGTGTGATCTTCCTTGTTACAAAAGTCTCTCCTCTCCTGGGAGACTCATGATTAAAGAGAATTCCAGACGATATGTGCATATCATAAGCGTTTCGATAATTTCTAACAAGATGATGTGCAAATACCTTTGAACATGCATAAGGAGATGCAGGTGACAGTATTGTTTCTTCATTTTGAGGAACCTCCGGATTATCACCAAACATTTCAGATGATGATGCCTGGTATACCTTTACATCCGATAACATTAGAAGACATGCATCTAGAATGTTAAGAGTTCCTAGTGCAACAGTCTTAAGTGTCTCTTCCGGAACATCAAATGATACTCTAACATGTGACTGTGCAGCTAGGTTGTATATCTCATCAGGCTGATATTCTTTTAGAAGATAATATAGCCTTCCTACATCATGAACATTTCCATACACTAAATTAAATCTATCATTATCTAAAAGATGATCAATTCTATCAGTGCAGATTGTCGACGTTCTTCTCTTCATGCCAGTCACCTCATACCCTTTATCTAAGAGTAATTCAGCAAGATATGAGCCATCTTGACCAGTTATGCCTGTAATTAATGCTGTTTTCATTTTAAATTATTCTCTATGTACCAATCATATGTTTTTTTTGCTCCAACAGAAAACGGTGTGAAACAAAAGTTTTTATCTAAAAGATTCAAAAGCTCACTATTGCTTCCATCCTTTCTAAATTGACCGTCTAAATTTCCGTTAAATGATATTTTTATATCTTTACCTGATATCTTAATAATAATTTTTGCCATCTCTAAAACTGATAGATTTTCATCTGGTGAGACTATTATCGGAATGTCTGACTTGTGATTCACTAAAAGCTCTGGAATAATTCTACAGAGATCTGTTACATATAGCTGCTGTCTCAACGGCTTTCCTGTTCCCCATAGCTCAATCGTATCTCCGCTTTTGGACTTAGCAATTTTAGAAATTAATGAAGGGACAAAGTGAGATGACTCTGAGTCGAAGTGATCATCAGGGCCATATATGTTTGACGGACAAAATGTAGAATATTCTACATCATGCTGACTTCTATATGATAATGTTTGAATGTATAACATTCTCTTGCTATATCCATATGAAAAATTTGTCTTTGCTGGTGGTCCAGCAAGAATATCACTTTCTGTAAATGGGTATGATCTCACAACATCTGGAAAAGCACACGTGCTTAAAGATGACAACAGTCTTTTGACACCTAGTTTATGTGCATTATGGATAATGTTTGTATTGATCATAACGTTCTTATGAAAAAACGTCGCCTGATTCTCGAAATTATCTTTAATTCCTCCCACTCTTGCTGCAAGATGAACAACTGCATCTGGGCGTGTGTCAAGAAACATCTGTCTTGTTGAATCATCACTAGTTAGATCATAATCTTTAGAAGAAACATACACCCAATCAGGATTGCTCTTTTTTAGGTTTTTACCTACAAAGCCATTTCCACCTGTAACAAGAACTTTCATAATGATCCTAAGATAATCGTACTAACAAAGTCTATATCTTTCTTGTCTAGTTTATCGTGACACGGAATATAAAATCCACTATTATGAACATTGAGAGCATTAGGAACATCTCTCTTTTTAATATTCCAAAAAGGTTGCTCCTGGATGCAACCACAGATTAAAGGTCTACACTCTACGTTATTTCTTATCAGATTATATACTATTCTTTCTCTATTTTCACTTATTATTCCAAACCCAAGGCTTGACACTATATCACTATCGCTCTTTTGTATCCACACCTTTTCATCTAAATTCTTTCTATATAGCTGATAACAGTTATTTCTATTTTTAACATTGTCATCTAATTTTTTTAACTGCATTCTACCAACAAATGCGCTTAAATCAGTTGATCTTAAGTTCATTCCAGGATATACGAATGTAAACAAGCTATCAAAATCACTAATATTGTTATCTGCTAGGTGTTTTTTTCTAACATCTTCATCCATATCTCTTGTCCACCCATGAGATCTTATTGACACAAGAATGTTCTTTAAAGCATCGTCATCTGTAGAGACCATGCCACCTTCAATTGTTGACATGTGATGTCCAAAATAGAATGAAAATGAGCTCATGAGACCGAAATTTCCAACCTTTTTACTGTTATATGTCGTGCCATAAGCCTCACAGCAATCTTCTAAAAGAATCACATCATATTTTTTGCATATTCTTAAAATTTCACTCATGTTGTTTGAATGTCCCAAAACATGAACAACTATTGCAACTGCAGGTTTTTCTTCTTTACAAATTTTTTCAAAATCTGACACTGATAATCCTAAATTATCGACATCACAGTCACAAATAATGGGATCATACCCAAGCAAAATCGCCGGTGACACAGTTGTGACCCAGCTAATTGAAGGAACAACAACTTTTTTATTTTTAAGCATGCCAGAATATAGAAGGGAGTGAAACATTAAAAAATTTGCTGATGATCCTGAATTTACAAATATTGAACTTTTTCTATTTTGCCACTGACTCCACTCACTTTCAAAACCAATTGTCTCCTGCCCCTTTGTAAGCCTTGGATTTGTTGATAGCCAGGTTATTAAGCTATCAATATCTGACTTATCAATCGTATCTTTGACTAGATCAATTTTTTTATTCATTTAGCTCGCCAGCTCCTCAATAAAGCAAAAATTAAACTCTTTGCTTGTTAAAAATTTAATTAATTCATCAGTGTGATTATCACTAAGATAATTTTTGTCCCACTCACATGCATGATATACTATTTCAGTATTTTCATATGCCATTAGCTCTTTGTTTGGAGGATAGCAGTTTGCATATACGACGTTTTTAAAAAGCTTATCATGCCCATCATAGCACTTTAATGCATATTCTTCTTCAATCAGAGCGAGTGTTCTTATTCCTATTTTTTTACATGCATCAAATGATCCAGGTGACATTCTCCATGCAGGCGGTCTAAATATAGGTTTAAACTTATCAAACAGCCCTGCTCGCTTTACAACTTCAAACATTTTTTCAAGTACATGTTCAGCATCCTCGCTAGAAAGATCTCTAAATTCATCATTGTCAGAAATTCCAGGAATTCCATGATAAAATCCATGATAGCATATTTCAAAATTTCTATCTGGTAAGCCCATTAGGTCTTTACAAAAATTTGAAAAGAGATTTATTTGAAATGGTCTTTCTGATGATACGCCTGGCGTCATTGTTCTCCAATATGACACCGGTACAAATAAACTAAACTTTACATCTGGAAACTTGTCAATTACTCTATTACATTTTTCAATAACTGCAATTGATGACATGGGATGAGGAGATACATCATCTATGCTTATGTTTAAGTTAAATTGCATATGATCTTTCCATATTCATCTATGACATCGTCAATTGTTCTAGTATAAGACATTAACCTTTGTCTATACTTGTCATACTCACAAAACACATGATTGATTGACTGAATGAGAGACTCATTGTCGTCAAACGATCTTCCGTAGCCTTCACAATACTCTGGTATACTTCCACCGTTTTCATGATAGACAACAGGTAAGCCTGCTGCCATTGCCTCAAGAACATGATTAGCCCCTGCTTCCTCAACTGATGCCGTTAGATATATTCCTCCATGAAAAAGAAGCCTAGAGACTTCTTTCATAGGCTGTGGCGGAACGTGAGCAGCGTTTTTAAATGAAAATTTATCAGGAAGTCTTCCAATGAACGTGAAATTAAAGCTTAAATTTTCATCAATGAACTCATAAACATCAAATCCTTTTTTTTGATTTGTTGACCAGTGATGTGTTATAAGCGAAATAGATTCAGGATTTGATATAGAGTTTCTATTGCCATAAAAAATACTATGTGGACCGTTTTTGATGACTGCACAATTATCACCGTCATACATCATCATGTTTTTTGCCCAGGTGCTTGGAAAGATTATAAAGTCAGAAAGTCTTATTGACTCACTTACGAGCCTAGTCAAATCTGGCTTTCCGTGAGTCCCAATATCTCCAACCCTTTGAATTATCTTTGATCCAAACTGCCTCTTATGATTAAGAAAGTCACCATACCAGACATTATTGCTGTCAGGTCTAGGGTCGAAGCAAAAAATTATGTCTACATCGGCGTCAAGTGTATCAGAAACTATATAATCGTTATCTTTAAGATAGTCATACAGACAAGATACGAATTTATTTCCGCCGCCCCAGGGACCTGTTACAGACTTTCTATTTATAAAAACTTTATTCATTTTTAAATTTTGGACACTAAGATTCCATGATCACCAAAGTATAAGTTATCGATATTTGTCCTAAGAAAGCAGTCAATTGCATGATCAGGCGTTTCACAGATAGGTTCTCTATCATTAAAGCTAGTGTTCAGTAAAATTGGAACACCTGTCTTCTCCTTCCACTTTTTCAGAAAGGAAAAATACCACTGATTGTCGTTTTCTGTTACAGTTTGTAATCTCGCTGTTCCGTCTAAGTGTAGAACAGCCGGAACTTTTTCTTTTACATCGTCTTTAAACTTTAAGACAAAGCTCATATACGGACTATCAACATCTTCAGTAAACCATTCTCCTACATCATCTCTCAATATTGACGGTGCAAATGGTCGATACCATTGTCTATGCTTAACCTTTTCGTTAATCATTTCCTTCATGCTTTCACCTCTTGGATCAGCAAGAATGCTTCTATTTCCAAGGGCTCGTCTACCAGACTCAGATCCACCATTAAAAACTGACACTATTTTTTGTGAATCTAATAGGTCGATTACACTTTCATCGTCTGATTCTGAAAATGATACTTTGTCACCTAGCCTGCTTAATGATGTTAATATTTCATCTTTTGAATATGTCTTTCCAAGGTATGGTGAAAAGCTATCATTCCATTTTATTCTTTCATTTCCAAGAACAACGTGCCAGATAAACTGTGTGGCACCTATTGTCAAACCGCCATCATGCGGTGTTGGTGTAACATAAACACCTTCGAGCTCTGGAAACCATGACCTTATCTTTCCGACCATTACTGAATTTAAACTAACACCTCCTGCAAGACAAAGGTTTCTTGTACTAATTCTACTGAGAAGCATTCCAAGGAGGGCCTTAAAGACCTTTTCTGTAGCTGATTGAAGACCTGCTGCTAGATCAAACATATCTTGCTCAGACTGATCAGCAATCTTTACCCATTTATCAAGATACGGATGGATAGGATCATGCCCTGGAACAAGCGCACCTTTTGGCTGATTTGCTGGTTTATGAGACGCGCTTGCTATATCAGCTGTTAACATTTTTTCAAAATCACTTTCAAACCTTGTCGGATCTCCTAAAGCTGCCATCGCCATAACAGATCCTGCCTGATGCCCTCTTGGCCATCCTGACTGTAATTTAAAGATATATCTTGTGGCACGAGTCCATAGACCGCCTATATTTACCTGTGACATGGGAAATGAAAATGCATGTTCAAGATTATTTCCATTTCCAAGCCATACTGTAAGAGCTGTCTGGACTCCATTCTCTTCAACACCGCCGCCATCAGCAGTTACAACAAGAGCTTCATCAAAATTACTAGAAAAGAAAGCGTTAGCTGCATGGGCCTTGTGATGACCAACAACATAGACATTTCCCTTATTTTTCTTTAGGACATTGAGAAATCTCTTATATGATTCATCATAATCTGTAACTTTATTTGACGGAGAGCAAGTTACAAGATGCTTGATGTCCTCATAGTCTGAGTAGTTTTCCATTAAGAAGGAAAGAGAATCACCTGGAGGCTCTTTCTCACGTATAAATCTTTCATATTCATCATGAATAACAGGACGCCCATCATCCATTACAAAGTATGAACAATCATGTCCTGACCAAACACCAGCAATTTTCATAAGTTTCTCCCTGAAAGTCTTTTTATATCACTTTCAACCATCTTTTTTACAAGACTGTCAAACGTTGTTGTGGGTTCCCATTTTAAAACTGTCTTAGCTTTTGAATAGTCACCTATTAAGACATCTACCTCTGCAGGTCTCATAAACCTTTCATCTTGTTTGACATATTTTTCCCAATCATTAATTCCAGCATGATAAAATGCTTTTTCTAAAAACTCTTTTACTGAATGACACTCACCAGTTGCTATCACATAATCATCTGGTTCATCTTGCTGGAGCATTAGCCACATTGCCTCAACGTAATCGACTGCATACCCCCAGTCTCTTTTTGCATCAAGGTTTCCAAGAACAATATCATCAGATAAGCCTAAAAAGATTTTTGCCACTCCATCAGTTATCTTTCTTGTAACAAACTGAATCCCTCTTCTTTCTGACTCATGGTTGAAGCAAATTCCTGAGCAATTGAACATTCCATATGACTCTCTGTAGTTTTTTGTGATCCAGTGCCCATATAGCTTTGACACACCGTACGGACTTCTTGGATAAAATGGAGTTTTCTCATTTGCAGGACATTCCACAGCCTTTCCGAACATTTCAGATGTGCTGGCCTGATAAAACCTTATGTTCTTTCCGCTTTCACGAATTGACTCTAACACTCGCAATACTCCTACACCTGTGACACTTGTCGTAAGTCCAGGAGAATTCCAGCTTTCACCTACAAATGACTGTGCAGCTAAATTATAAACTTCATCTGGATTACACCTGTTAATTGCTCTAAGGATAGAGTTTTGATCAGTAATGTCTCCAGATATAAACTCTATTTCATCCTCTATACGTCTTGTATTTTCTCTTATTCGATTTGAAATTCTTCTCTCAAGCCCAAAAACATCATAATCTTTTTGTAGCAAAAATTCAGCGAGATGGCTTCCGTCCATCCCATTTATTCCGGTTATTAAAGCTCTTTTTTTCAATTTATTTTTTACCTATAGAATCTTTAAACATCTTAATAAATTCATTCTTGTGTGATCGTATCTCAAACTTTTTTACTTGTTTAAAGCTGTAATTGATGTCATCGCTTGTCGGATAATAATCACTTTTTGACAAATTAACAATACAGCTATCAGAAAGAATATTTGAGACAATGCCAACATCTGTAGAAACAATAGGTATCTTCATTGCTGATGCCTCAAGGACAGACTGGGGACCGCCCTCATACCTAGATGATATCACATATAGATCACATGCAGCATACATCTTTCTCAGTGTTTCAATTGGAGCCATTTCAAAATAAGAAAACCTTATCTTAGACTTTTTTAACCTATTGATAACATACTGTCGTCGAAACCCACCCAATAGCACATGAATATTGTCTTTGTTCTTTCTTTCAACAAAGTCACAAAATACATCAGGACCCTTTTCAAGTTTTGGTGTAATAAGATCACTTCCCTCAGTATCTCTTTGAAACGAGCCTATTACAAAATCGTCTTGAGATATTTTTAGATCATTTCGACAGCTTTCTCTGTCAAGAGGGTACCACTTTTTCTCATCGTACCAATATGATATTACACTTATTGGCTTTGATGTTAGGTTAGAAATTAACTCTTTTGTATTTTTATTTGGAACGTGATAGCAATCAACAAACTGATCTCTAAATAAAAATTCATTAATCTTTTCTTGTGTCATCTTCTCTGGAACAAGATGATGAACAGTCAAAACTACCTTTTTTGACCTTAATATTTCAACTGGTATATGATTCCAGCACCAGCCAGCTAATAGCCAAATTACATCACTGTCTAAAATATTTGAAGTCGTTATATCTAGATTGTGATTAGCCCATTCACCTGCAATTCTATCACAAATCCAGTTTTCTCTAGGTGCTAAAACAAAAACTCTCATTAATCTTCAAGCCAATCTGAGATATAGTCATCATCCTTTATATCTTCTTTAGTTTCTTCAAATATTATCTCATAATCATCAGACGTTGCAGTCTCTATGTTTATAGGATTCTTTTTCCAGTTTCCAAATTCATCAATTGGTGCCGTCCACCCTATAGGTCTGGCTAACTCTTCAATTGAAAAGGGTCTATGAGCGTGATAGCTTAAGCTCTTCTCATCTATCCAGTCATAATATACATCATCTTTTGCCTGCCAATATTTTCCAAATCTTTTATTTCCTCTAACACGTGCATTTGTTCCTCGAGGATCTGTAAATATTCCAACACAGACAGGAACCCATGGAAGATATGTCTGAAGGTCTCCATTGAATGTTTTATCAATTGTATTGCTAAGGTTTTCTTCAGCGTTTATGCCCTCAGGTGACATCTTCCACCCGCCGACGTAATCAAGAACTTTGCGTCGATATCCACAATCACCTGCACCATTTACCCTGTTTCTTGTTGAATCAGTTGCAAAAAATGTATTATTTACCTGAACCTTTGAAAATTCAGCACTTTCAAGCCTTACTTTTCGCTGACAGTCTAAAAGAACTGATCCGACATTACTTCTTTGCTTAAAAAGCTCAACGTAGTCACCTAACCAACCCTCTCTGATAAACTGACAATCTCCTTGTAGCGGAAAAATTATCTCCCCAGACGATTCATGAAACACGATGTTTAAAGAATCTGTGAAAGGAGATATGTGATCTACGTCATTTTGACCTATTTTAAACGTTTTTTCTCCTCTTGTATCCTGCTGGTTGATTACCTTCCAACCTCTCTCCTTTAGAGACTGTAAATACTCTTGTGTTCCTTCCTCCTGACTATTGTCATCAACACATATAAATTCTACATCTGGATAATCTTGAACTGATCTCATCAATGACTCAGCGCAGCTTTTTAAATAAAACAACCTATTGTAGTTGATGATTCCAAAAGTTACTTTCATTTTATACTCCTAAGATAATTGTACTAATGTTATCAAAAATTTATTCTAAAATCACATTAAATACATCTAGATATTTGACTGAGACATCTTTTATGTCTATCAATGAGTCTTTATTTTTCGACGCAGCAGTCTTAGAAAAATCCATAGGTGGAGGACTGTACAGCTCTATTGGTGACATATCCCATTCATCTTCCGCAACAATCGTAGCTTCTTCGCCTGCGATTTCACAGGTTCCTCCTGCAGATGAACATATTATTTTAGCACCACATGCCCTCGCGTCAATTACAACGTTAGGACAGTGATCAAGCCATGAAAGATGTACTAGATATGTACTTCTCTTATATAGAGAAATTAATGTACTCCAGTCTAAATCGCCTGCATAAAAAATATTAGGATGGCTAACCTCAATATCGGGATTATTTCCAGCTATGACAAGACAGTCACTATCTGACGAGAATTCAAGAAAGTACCTAATATTCTCAGATAACCTTTTGTGGGGTCGCCACGACGAGGCACAGCACCACACTGTATTAAACCCATCAAGCGCTGGATGAGATAAAGGCTCAATGTTGTTAATTGTATCAATGCACGTACCATTATGAATTACAAATCCTTTTTCATGCTCACCAAACCATTTCTCTGTCAGCTTTTTATTAAAGTGAGACTGGTATATTACTGCATCTGCTGCGTGGAACGTTTCCATTATTGGCATGTTTAAAGATGTATAGTCTTGTCTTGAATTGAAATAAATTCCATCAAGACGCTGGACCATTGGAGCAATTTTAAAATTTGACGCTATGAATGACAGCTGAATATCTGGCTTTTCTAGTGCTGCTGACAGAGAAAAGACGTCATGACCCTTTAGACACAATTCGTCTGATAGTTTTTTAGCAAATGAATTCGGGCCTGAGCGTGATGAAAAATTAACATTATCAAATAAGACCTTCATTTTTCTACTTTGTGAATTTCACCCGTATTCTTGTCTACTATCATGCCTTTTTTATATTTTGTATATGAGCTATGATTTAACTCTTGCCAAGCTTTATCTCTTATTTCTTCAAGATCAGACGGTGGAATTAAAGTATTTATCATGTTTGCCTTTTGCCAATGCATTCTATCAGGATTGTAATCTACAGGTAGATTATCATTTCTTATTGCATAATCAAATAAAGGTGTTCCAGGAAGAGGCATTACAAGAAAAAAGCTAGATGCATCAAGACCGTCATCCATACACTTTTTTGCAAAGTTGATAGTGTTTATTGCTTCATCTCTAGTTTCATCTGGATATCCTATCATAAAGTTACCTGCAACTCTAATTCCATTTTTCTTACACGTATTTATTAAAGCAGGAATGTTTGATCTGTCGGGATTCCACTTGTTTGATGCATACTTTAATAAAATTCTATTACTTATTGACTCAAAAGGAAGCGCTATGTCTCTAAATCCTGCTGCAGCTAGCGTTTCAATTACCTCGTCGTCTGGTTCACCATTTTTAAGTAAGTGAATTACATTTATTCCATTAACGTCAAGTATTTCAACATCAAGATCTCTTATCTTATTAATAAGCCTTATTGCCCTTTTCTTTTTTCCAAAAATAGAATCATCTTCTATGAAGATTTGCCTAACACCAAGAGTCTTTAATAACTCTATCTCAGCCAAGACTCTCTCATCAGATTTTATTCTAAATGACCCAATGTCTCCTGATATCGAGCCCTTTAGCTCACCTGATATGTGACAGTAGGTGCACCTAAATGGACAGCCTCGTGATGTCATCATAGATGCATATTTTAAATCTTCATCAGGTAAAAAATGTCCGCCGTGGGGACGCCTAATCTTCCAGTATCTATTATTTGGAAGAAGGTGCCACGCTGCCATAGGTAGATCATCAAGATTCTGTATGACATTGATGTCGAGCTTACTATGACAAACTATTTCGTCCATTAGATAAGAAACACCTGGTATGTGACTAAACTCTTTTTTACCAGACTCAAAACGTCTAACAACTTTAACAAACGCATCTTCGGCCTCAGACGTACAAATTACATCAACTCCATTCCTAAAAAACCTATGCTGTCTGTGTCTTGCATTTACGCCGCCTGCAACTATTAATTTTTCTGGAAATGCTTCTTTAATTAATCTTGAAACTGACAGAACCATTGTCTCTTGATGGGTAAAAATTGATGTTAATCCAATTACGTCAGCATCATAAACTTCTTCAAGAATTCTATCATTAGACACACCGGTTCTTTTCATGCCTGTCGGTAGATCAGAAGATCTATAAAAAACTGTATCAAGATCGTCTTTACTGTTTCCTACACACGCATCAAAAATGCTAACATCGATTCCTGCTGACAAGAGAGCTCCTCCAAGTGCAGGATATGCTAGAGACCCATTAGGCTTACACATCATCTCAGGCCACGTTTGTTCTGGTGGGTACAGTAAAACTACCTTAGACATAATTTAATATCCACTCTTCAACTCTATTTCTCCATGTAACTGCAGCAAAGTCTTTATGAAAATCTCTAGATAGAGATCTTCCCAAATGCGTAAAGATGGGTTCTCCGTTTATCTGATGCTCTTCGCCTCTCATTCCTGGAACTGACATGAACTTTGACCTACAGTCTTTTGATCTAATTAATGGAAGTGAAACTCCTGTATATCCTGAATTTTTAATCTTTAAGGGTAGTTCCCATCCCACATCTAAGTCAATAGTTTCACCTGGTGATCTTCCAAAAATTTCAGAGTTTGTATCATCAATCATCAATCTTCTAGTCTTAGCTGGTAAAAATGATACATTACACGACTTTAAGATGTTGACATCAAATAGACAAGCTATTGCGTTAGGAAAGTTAAGATATTTTTCACCATCGTATTCAGACCCTACTATTACACACTTTCCACTAATAAAGCTTAAAAGATTCTTATCCCAATCTCTAGATAAAAATGCAACATCAGAGTCAACTATCATTCCGCATCTTTCGCTCATATAATCTAAGATAACATCTAGACAGATTCCATGACCCATGCTTGATGCAGAGTGACTATTAATTGCATTTAATACAACTATTTCAGAATCTGTCTTGACGCTTAAGATTTCATTTACATCGACACTTTGATCATTTATTGCAAGTATGAATTCCACTCTTTTTTGATCGCTTACAGTCATATTTGACGACCATATAAGGTGCTTAGCATAATGCTCAGAATTAATTCCGCATGGAATTCCTATTTGAATTTTTGATGACATTTTAACTAAAAACTATTTACTGCTTCCACTATTGTTATTCTATCTTCATCTGTTAGCCACCACCCAACAGGAATATTCATCATTTTTGAACAAAATTCATCAGTTCCAGGAAGATCATCTCTTTCAAATTTTTTATATACAGAATATCTATCATTTCTTACATGAACAACATCAGTTGCTACACCTTTTCTCATCATATGACTTTTAAATTCATCTCTATCATCGACAAGAAGGCTATAGATCCAGCATGCAGATTCAGAATCTTTTGACCTTTTAAGCTTTTTGACTCGTGAGTTATTAATATTTTCATCAAAAAATGCACTATTATTCTGATGAGCTTTAACAAGCTGTCTAATTGTTTTCATTTGTTCTAGGCCGATTAGAGCATTTAAATTATTCATATGAAATTTATACCCCCACTCAGTGACATCTTGCTCCCATCGAGACTTTCCTGTCTTGGCTGTGTACTTTCTATCGAGGCCAAACCATCTTAGGCTTTTTATTCTTTGATCATCATCATAGCTTTTTGAACAAATTGCTCCTCCGTCAGCAGTTGTTAAGTGCTTTATTGCCTGGAATGAAAAACACACAAAGTCACTATGGCTTCCAATTGGCTTACCCTTATATGTCGCACCAAGAGCATGTGCAGCATCCTCAATCACCTTTATATCAAAATCTCTTACAGCTTTGTTAATTTCATCTATTTCAAACGGCTGACCTGCCCAGTGAACAGCAGAGATTGCCTTTGTCCTTGGTGTTATCTTTCTTTTAACATCGTATGGGTCAATATTTCCAGTTTCAGGATCAATGTCAGCCCAGACAAGCTTTGCACCAAATACAGATGCAGGTTCATTTGTAGCCATGCATGTCATCGGTGTAACAATTACCTCATCTCCAGGGCCTATGTCACAAAGCCTAAACGCCAGTGTTAGCGCTGATGTGCAGCTATTTACAAGAGAACAGTTTTCATTATTGACATAATCTGAAAATTCTTTTTCAAATCTATCTGAGTATTCTCCCTCAGTTACCATTCCTCCTTCAAAAAGCTTATCTATTAATGGGCCTAACGTCCCAGGGTTGTGAACCTTAAAAAGGTTTATCATCGCTATCTCCTATTTTTTTGATTAGAGGTTTTTCCCCATGAAATATAATTACACAGCCTTTCAAAGAAATAATACATGATAAATCCACTAATGTTCATATAAAGAGCATTTGTCAAAGCCTTTTCTGATATTCCAGACGATAAAACAATAAAGCTATTTAAAATTGCAATAATTCTCCATGCTACTGTCTTAAGAAGGCTTCTTGCCTTTGTCTCTTCCACACTTATGATCCAAACTTTTCCTCAAAGATCTTAATATTATAATATGTCTTGTTATTAAAGTCATATGTTGACAAATCTATATTCTTTAGAATCTCTCTGACTGATTCTCCTGGAGAAAATTGTGGAGCAAAATCTAGCTGATCTTTAGTTTTGCTGTTTGTTACCTTGTAGTTTCTACATTCTGGAATGTTTTTAATTTCAATACCAACATTAATTCCATGATCAGATAGCTCACTTTTAATCTCATCAGCAAGACGACCCATTGTGTAGTTGTCATATGACACATTAAATACGCCTGTTATCTCTTGACTTGCCTCTATTGCCCTAATATATGCAGTCGCTATATCCCTAACGTCTGTTAACGGTCGCCAGACGCTAGGATTATTTACAACTATCTTACCCTGTGTTAGAGCAAATTTTGTCATTGTGTTTACAACGAGATCATATCTCATTCTTGGTGAATATCCTCCAACTGTTCCCTTCCTTAGTGCTATTGGACGAAATGATTCATCTTCAAAGCTCATAACAGCATTTTCACCAATCATTTTTGAAATTCCGTAGGGAAACTTTGGAGAAACGGGCGACTCCTCGTTCATTAGTTTATCATTTGTATATCCGTATATGCTACATGAGCTTGCATATATAAACCTCTTTACACCTGCCTCCTTTGAAATAAACGCTAGATACGTTGGTGATGATGCATTTTCAACAAAGTTCATTGATGGATTAAAATTTGCCATGGGATCATTTGATACACCAGCCATAAAAATAACAACATCAAAATCTGACAGATCGCTGGGTGTCAGTGTTCTGATGTCTGAGTTTATTACCTTTGCCTCGCTGGGAAGATTGTTTCCAAACCATAGTAAGTCAACAACAGTTACATCATACTGTCTCTCAATTAACCTTGGAATTAAGACTGATCCTACATAGCCGGCGCCGCCAGCAATTAAAATCTTTTTCATATGTTTCTCTCAAAATAAAACTTTGGATCTTTATCATAATCAGAAAATGATTTCGCTGTTATATCTTTTTCTGATAGTATTAAATCATTAACATCTAAACCCCAGTCAACATTAAGGCTGGCATCTAGCGGATTTATTCCGCTTTCTCCATCCTGATTATACACTGCTGTGCACTTATAATGAAGAACTGTGTTATCTTCAAGAGAGACTATTCCATGAGCAAATCCATGTGGAACCCATAGCTCCTTTTTGTTTTCTGATGTTAGCATAAATGATTCATGTATACCGTATGTTGGACTACCTTTTCTTATATCAACTATCACGTCCATGATTGCACCATTGGCAACTTTTACAAATTTTCCCATTGGACCATCCCATTGATAATGTAGACCTCTTATGACGCCTTTTTTTGAAATGGAAAAGTTATCTTGAACAAATGTCTCATAAAACTCAACATCCTTAAACGTATCTTCATTGTATGATTCATAAAAACACCCTCTGTGATCATGAAAAATCTTTGGTGTAAACACAAAAACATCATTAAAATTTTTACTTTTTTCCTTTGTTATCTTTTTCACTCAAGCTCCATCTTCATTTCAATTCTTTTAATTTTTTTATTGCCACGGATCACGGGATATGTTTTGTTATTCGTTCTCTTAAAGCCAACCTTTTCGTAAAGAGATATCGCCCTATTGTTAAATTCCAAAACATATAGGATAAACGTTCTAAATCCAAATCTTTCTAGCATAAGCTTCATAAATTCAGGATATGCCTTTTTTGCTATTCCCTTTCCCCTGTGATCTTTGTGTATATCACATCCAATAAATACACTATTCTCATCTATATTCCACCTTGACGTTCTAAAGTATCCTACATCTTCATCAGCGTAGCTTAAAATATAGAATTTTGGACTATTAGCCTTAAACCACTCACAACATTGATCAACAGTAAATCTTGTATCGTCATCAAGAAAATCAGCGCATTCATTTCTTATTCCAATAAAGAATTCTAAGTCATTCTCGCTCATTTTTCTAAATGTTATCATCTATTGATCTTCTATCTTAGAAAGAAACCCTCTAGCTCTTACAAGATTTATAGTTGATATCTGTCTCATCTCTGCCCAGTCTCTATCATTAACTGATACAGAGTTTATGTTATACCTGTAACATACCTTGTCAATATATTTTCTTTTACCTGATACATTTAAAAGAGGTAACATTAGTGCCTGATCATATCCTCTCTTAAACCATTCTGAGCTTTCGTCTTTAAAATTTCTATCAGATATTTTTTTTAATAGGCTGCATTTAAATGTTCTAAGGTGAGAGCTACACCATGGCCAAAAATATGGATCCACGTTATCTGGCATACTACTAGATATATTACTTCCATTTATATCCCACTCATGAGCTGTCCAAACAACATCGCACCCATCACTATGCTCATCATGAATAATAGATGATGTATCATCATTACATAAAAAATCGTCACCGTCAATAGTTGCAACTATCACATCGCTGCTTATATCCTGAAACAGTCTAGCAGTTTCAACTATGTTTCTTAGGGCGTATTTTTTAACCGAATTTTTTCTACACGTAAATCTCTGATCATGTGTGCAAATTTCTACCATCTTTTTCCACGTATTATCTGTTGACATGTCATCAACCATGATACAATGCCACCTATCGTCAGACTGTGATGACAGTGATGATGCAAGCCTGTCAAGATTTTTTTCTGCATTGAAGCACGGTACAACAAAAATTATCATTTTTTATCAGCCCACTTATTTATAATTTTTGGTGAACCCTGTTTCAATGTCATATGAGGTGTCTTCATTGAAAAATCAACTTTCCTATGAAATATCCAGCCTCCCATTTCATCACTTAGTCGACTTGCAAGATTTTTGATATCATCATCAGAGACGTCAGACCAACACTTATCAAAAAACATATTATTTTCAGGTGTGTCATTCTGACTGATGTTATATAGACTTTGCCAGTGTTTCGACCAATAATTTTTATATGTCCTTATCTTTCTTTCAAGATCATACCAGGAGTAGTGATGAACGCCTGGCAGGTTGTTTGTAATTCCTTGAAACCATTCAGCGTATTTCTGAAGAGAGTTGTCATCTGTAAAAATCTGATTTCTTAAGCTCTCTATCTCAGGAGTGTAGAAATTAGCAAATTCAACTCTTTCAAATGTATCACTTCTAATATAGTCACATCCATCAGTTCCAGGAAGCGAGTACATGTCACCATTTTCATCAAATTTTCTTAATTGCTTTGGTACACCGTGAGTTATGTGCGGCTTATTTCTGCTAAACCTCCACTTCCACGGGTTTATATCAACCCTTACCTTGTTTGGTCCTCCCCAGTACTCAATGACCGGTAGTGCTAGCAGGTCAATATTTTTAGGAAGAATCTTTGAAAGATTCTTAACCTTCTCGTAATCATCCTCATGAACTATCTCATCTGAGTCTTGTTGCCAGCAAAACTCTCCAGTACATAGAACTCTAGCTAGGGCTTTTTGCAGCCCATCAAATACAGCAAATCTTGGATGATCCCAATCCCTCACATGCTGGTGTGCCAATAGCCTTTCGTGGGACTCTGTCAGCTTCTGTAGCCTCTCCCATGTACCGTCCTTGGAACCACCATCAACAACAACAACCTGGTCACAGAAGTCAAGCATTGACAATATGCTTTCCTCAAATGGATATCTCTGATCTATACAATTTAATGTTGTTGTATATCCGCTTATTGTCGGAACGTAGTTTATTATCTTCTCTATCTCTGTCCAAAATCTTCCTCTTGCAGACATTAGATAGTTTTCAACTAGACCAATATTATCTGTCTTAAACCACTCCTCGTGAACGTGTTGAACATTTTCATTTGTTATTATCTGACAACCTAGCAGCTTTGCCTCTATCACGAGACGTGGACATGTGTCACCACCCTTTGGCAGGAATACTAGACACTTTGACACAGACAGCTTCTTTAAGAGGTCACTGTGAGAAAGGTTCCACACTGTCTCAAAATCATAATTATTTTTTTTACAAAAGGCCTCAGCATCCTGTGTTCCTTTTATCCAAGATGTTGACCCTACAACAATGTACTTTTCTCTTTTTTCATCCTTTGATTCATCTCGAAGGCGCCTTACAGTATCAAAAAATGATTTCTGGAAAACTGATGACAGGACGGTATTTTTTATATTTGATAAAAATGGGAATGCCTTGTGATATATCATCATTTGCTTCTTGGACATCCACCATAGAGACTTTGCCCCATAGTAAAATGCTGACACCATCTTTCCATGCATCTGATTATGACAGTCACATTCCTTATTTTCAGCCTGCATGTGTTTTTCAATTGATCTATATTTACAATACTTGTAATCGAATTCAACTATTGAATAGTTCAAATTTGCAACAACTGTAGGAATAAGATTCCAGTTAATTGATGAAAAATTTCCAAATATCCAGTGCTTTCTTAATCCTTGTGACAGTAGCTCAGGTGTAACCTTATTAGCATGAAGTCTAAAAACCTTAAGAGGTGAAGCGTCAATTATCGCATCTGTTGTCAGCTCAGCACCACCAACATGATCCTTTGAAAACATGTCACCGACAAATACGACATCACAGTCATCTGGTATCTGTGGTGCGGGCTCAGGAACCTCAAACACACTTTGATTAAACATCTATAACACTCCAATAAGAAATTTTACTAACTCTATTGATGAAGTTTATAGAATTATTTTAACCCGCGTGATACGTGCATGCTATTAGCTTTGTAGCTCCAGGTTCCTGCGACCAGTTAACTAAATCTGACGACTTGGCAACTGTATAGTTGTGCATTAAGTCATCATCTTGCTTCATTCCATGACCTGGAGTGCTTGATGAGCAGATAAAATCACCAATTGAAATATCTCCACCCTCTGCACAAACAAGTATATGACCATCACCAATTGCAAAGATAGAGTGTCTATCTTTATTATCTGCCTTATCTTTCATGCTTACATTATAAACACCTAAAACAGAGGGATCTTTTGCTGATGTTGTCTGACTGCACACATAGTCAACAGACTTATTTCCTTCAACTGTAGACGTTGAAGAAGTTTTTATAATTGTGCCATAAGGATATTCATCTTGTGGAACTACATTAGCATCTTCGATATATACCGGATGGGCACCGGTAAAAGCATTATATGCAACAGTAGTAGAGCTAAAGTCTATGTCGCCAATACTTGTGCCATTGCCGTCCGCAAATTGAATAAGTGTACCTGTTCCTGATGTGTCTTGTCCACATTTGATGTATATTCCATACCTAGTTGCACCATTTCCATCATTTTCAAATCTTGCAACATAACCAGCAGCTCGATTTTCAGCTACATGTAACGGTGCATTAGGTGTGATCGAGTTGTCAGTTGTGTTAATACCGACATATCCATTGTGTGTAATTCTCATCCACTCATGAGACGTTGTGTCGTCTGGATCTTCCTGTGTAGTTGTTCCAAACACAAGATAGCCTGATTTTTCAAGAGTAGAATGTGCGGCATTTGCATATCCAGCAATATACGCAGATGCTTCCAATATAGAGCTTGGAACATTACCGTCTGAAGAATCAAATCCAATTCCTCCAAGAAGATTATTTGCTATTGTTGTTGCATCATCTCTTACAATCAACAGTCCATCATCGCCGTCGGCACCGGTGTGACTAATTTGCACAATGTTCATTGGAGAGCTTTCATTTATTCCAATTTTATTTTTGCCAGAATCTACAAACATCATGTGACTATTTGTATCAGACTCAACTCTAAAATCATTTGTAATATGACCATCTTCATTGAAGACTACACCAGTACTGTCAATTGTTATTGCAACATCATTAACATTGGCTAGCCTTGTTACAAATGCTGTTTCGCCTTTATTGACATATAATTCGTTTGCGCTAGCATCTATAAACAGTGCCTCATCTTCTGTATCAGACTCAAC